CGGCAAAACCGCCATTGCCTTTCAGATCACCTGGAAGCTGTTCCATGCCCGCTGGAGCAGGTCTTCCCATGCCTCCGGAGAACCCGGCCGCCGGCCCCGCATTCTGTTTCTGGCGGACCGGAATATCCTGGCCAATCAGGCGTTCAATGATTTCTCTGCGTTCCCACAGGATGCGTTGGTTCGGATAGACCCTGAGACCATTCGCAAGAAGGGGCGTGTGCCAAAGAATGGCAGCATCTTCTTCACCATTTTCCAGACCTTCATGACCGGTCGGGATGAGAATGGCGACCCGGCACCGAACTTCGGCGATTACCCGCCAGACTTTTTCGACTTCATTATCATTGATGAGTGCCACCGGGGTGGTGCCAACGATGAAAGCAACTGGCGGGGCATTCTGGAGTATTTCAGCCCCGCTGTTCAGTTGGGTCTTACTGCAACGCCCAAGCGTGATAACAACGCCGATACTTACGCTTACTTCGGCGAGCCAGTGTATGTTTATTCCCTGAAGGAAGGCATTAACGACGGCTACCTGACACCCTTCAAGGTCAAACAGATTGCCACCACGCTGGATGATTACATCTACACCAGTGATGACGATGTGGTGGAAGGCGAGATCGAGGAGGGTAAGCGCTACACAGAAACCGACTTTAACCGGCTGATCGAGATTGAGGTGCGGGAGAAATACCGGGCCCGCGTGTTTATGGAGCAGATTGACCAGCGCGAGAAAACGATCGTGTTCTGCGCCACCCAGGAGCACGCACTGGCGATCCGGGATCTGATCAATCAGATGAAAACCAGCAAAGACCCCCATTACTGCGAGCGGGTCACAGCTGACGACGGGGCAGAGGGTGAGCGTTTCCTGAAGCAGTTCCAGGATAACGAGAAAACCATTCCAACCATCCTGACCACCTCTCAGAAGCTGTCCACGGGTGTGGATGCGCGCAATGTCCGGAATATTGTGTTGATGCGCCCGGTGAACTCAATGATTGAGTTCAAGCAGATTATTGGCCGGGGTACGCGCCTCTTCGACGGCAAGGATTACTTCACCATCTATGACTTCGTGCGTGCTCACGAGCACTTCAATGACCCGGAGTGGGATGGCGACCCGATCCCGCCAGAGCCTTGCGAGCAATGCGGCGAAACCCCGTGCAAATGCGCCGTTGAGCCACCGAAGCCTTGCCCGGTCTGTGATCAGCGGCCCTGCATTTGTGAAAAGGAACCACCGGAACCCTGCCCGGAATGCGGCCAGAGCCCCTGTGTTTGCCAGAAGAAAAAGAAGGTGAAGGTAAAACTGGCGGATGGCAAGGAAAGAACGATCCAGCACATGAGCGCCACCAGCTTCTGGAGCCCGGACGGCAAGCCGATGTCAGCGGCAGAGTTTGTCCAGCGCCTGTACGGTGACTTGCCGGAATGGTTTGCCGACGAGGAGAGATTGCGTGAGATCTGGAGCAACCCAGATACCCGCAAGAAGCTGCTGGAAGGGCTTGAAGAAAAGGGGTATGGCCTTGAGCAGCTGAGAGAGATCGGCAAGATGATTGAAGCCGAGAACAGCGATATCTATGACGTGTTGGCCTTTATTGCTTTTAATATGCCACCCATCAGCCGATCAGAGCGTGTAGCCGCTCACAAGGAGCAAATCTATAGCCAACATAATTATCAGCAGCACGAATTTCTGGAGTTTGTGCTGGACCATTATGTCGCCAGAGGCGTGACGGAACTAGACCCGGATAAACTGCCGCAGCTGATTGAGCTGAAGTATCACAGCATTGGTGATGCCGTGCGTGAGCTGGGGCCGGTGGGCAATATCCGGGAAGTGTTTGTAGGGTTCCAGAGGGAGCTCTATTAGCAGCCGAAAACCCGGCGGCGATATTGATGACAAGCGGCAATCACACAACGCTTTGGCTGTGCCGGGGCTATCCGGTACTTTCTGGCGATGCGCTACCTACACAGCTGAAACTAAGATTCAAAGTCTATCGTAACTGATTTGTAGCTCCGTAACGCCCTGATGCCCTTGTCCGTTACAAGATTTATCAGAAACTCACCTGACTCAAGCAGCTCGGCAGCTTCCCGGAGCGTAGCAGCATATACTTTATTCTCAGCCCGGTTTGTTGTGTTCCCGGCTGTCGGTGATGACTTTTTCCGGTTAAGCACATATCGCCCGGAACGGTCGTGCTGAGCGGTGAAAAGGGTAGGTTCGCCTTTTACCTTGCCAATGGCATAGATCCGGTTGATCTCTCCACGATTTGCTGTCGCGCCCTCATAGCTCGCTGCGGTTAAAGGTGCTCCTGGTGTCTGAACAGAGAATTGTGCCGTTTCGATTTTCTCGTTGATTGAGACGTTCGGTTTGCCGGAGAGTATGGCTATTTGGTCAAGGAGTCCTGCGCGAGCAGCGTCGAGTTTGTCAGGGTTGGTCTTGTCCGAGAGTTGGTCCCGTTTCTTACGCTGGCAAAAGTAGGCAATCCGCTCCGCATTGGCCCCGGAAGCATGAGGCAGGCCCGAAAGCACGCGAGTTCGATCGATAGCCCCTTCACTGGCAAGTTTCTCGAATACCGCATCAACACCCTGGCCTAGAGGAATAAACACACAATCATCTGGCAGAGAACTTATTTCCGCCACCAGCCCAGTCTGGATTTGATCCCAAAGGTAACTGTTTGAAATCATGGCTCTGCCGCCGGAAAAATTCTGACCTTGGTCGAGAACTGGATTCCTCAACGCGGATGTGAAATGCACCAAGTCTTGGCGGGTTTGGAAGAGGTCGCCGCAACTATCAATGCTCAGCCAATGCTGCAGGCCAATAAAATCCATCATTTCAGCCAGGTTGCGCCTCATGGCTCCGGCAAAGCTGGCGGAATGTTTGGTGTATCTGAGCACTTCGGCGGCAGATAAACCCTGCTCAATCCCCTCTTTAGCCGCTTTAATAGCAACCGTGGCTTGCTGGATGCCCGGAGTGATCCCGCAAATGACCACCTTGGCGGATTCATTGACGAACTCGAACGGGGCGTAATAAGTCGAGTAACGTCCATTCTCAGATATGAGGAGCTCCTTCGGGAGACTGGTGCCGCTGAAATCCAAGTATTTAAGGAGATTATTGAAAGCGCGTTCCATTATGTATTTTCCCTCGGTCATTTTTATTTTTTGGAAAAATAGCGCTATTTGGCTAATGAGTACAGTTGGTGAGTTAGGCACTGCCTTGAATTACGCCGGGTTGTGTGCGTGGGAAGCCGAGTTGAATAGCTTTCAGGCAACCCATCTCCATGTTGGGTAATGAGGGCGGGCTATTACGATAAGTGGACTGTGTTGCCTGCCACAGTTGATACTGTAGGCTGGAAACGCAGTCAATGGTCGTATGAAACCCATTCGGCCACTTAGAATTTTGGATGAGATCGCCAACTGGACAACTAGATTGACCGATGTGATGGTACCCCCGGCAGGCATCGAAAAAACCTATCAACCAGTTGATTTGTAAGGGGTGAAAATCTGAAAATATCATGGGTACCCGCAGAAGTACCCGCATTTTCAAAGGCTTAAATTGGGAATCTGGAATGGTACCCGGTAGCAGCGTAAAAGGCCCGGCAGCGCGAAGCATACCGGGCCACAACCCGCCCCAAGCGGGGCGTTACGTGTCGCCAGGCCTGAAACTCCCTGAAGGGTAAACCTGCACACGCTCACGGGGTTTTTCATGAACCGGGCACTCGCCGTGTAATCCCGGCCCTGGCTTATCCCGTTACCGGGCCCGCCCAGGGTGCAGGGTCTTACTCCATAACCTCGCACATGATCGAAATCAGCGAGCGGTCATTGTTCGGTAAAATCGCCTTAATCTGGTATTCGACCGGGGCAGAGAAAAGCCGCATATCTGGCTTCAGGTCGTCCCGGTAGTAGATCGTAATCCGGTGCGTTGTCGTGGCCTGTTCGGCACTGGCAGCCATAAACTCACGGCCGGTCACGCTGTCGATACTCCCCCAGACAGTGGCAAGGTCTGCCCAGCCTTCCCCCATCTCACCGGTTACCGGGTCCTGGGTCGGTTGAAGGGCCCGGATGGTGACCGGGTGCCTCATCTTGCCGATATTCATCACAGCACCTCGGTTGTGCGGTAGGGGTTCAGCAGCAGGGCGTAGGTGTCGTTCCCGTACAGGTACCGGTCAGCCTGCCTGGTGCGGTTGATATACAGGTCACCCACCAGCAGCAGCACGGCAGCCGCTACGGGCTCCGGCATGGTTTCGGGCATGTCATCCCCCAGGTAGGCCGCAACGTGGCTTTCAGCTGCAGACAGATAGCCCTGAATCAGTGTGTCCTCTGCGTCATGGGTTACCCGCAGGTGGTCTTTTGCTTTCTGAAGGGTCACGCTCATACGAAAAATACCTCTGTATCAATTTCAATGGGGTCGTCGGCAGACTGTGCGGCGCCCATGGCCATAGCGAGAGCCTGAATACCATCTATCCGGCCGGTGCGGCGTGACTTGTCCAGCTTCCGACTGCCCGCGGGGTCTTTGGTGGCTACGGCGTTGGCGGCGCACATGGTCAGCACCGGGTGATTACCGTGGGCCATGCGGCCGTTCAATAGCTCTGCTTCCAGGGTATCCAGTGCCGGGGCCATATCCTTGAAGCCCTGGCCATGGGGTACCAGTGGTAAATCCAGCCCCAGGCGCTCCAGCTCCTTGTTGAAGATGTCGATCCGCCAGCGGTCGAACGCGATAGCCTGAACATCGAGGTCGGCCAGAATGTCGGCCATGTCCCGGGCCACCACTTCGTAATCCACTGTCGCCCCGGGGGTCGTCATTAAGAAACCTTGGCTTGCCCAAACGTCATACGGTGCGCGGTCTGTCTTTGCTCGGTCATACAGGCCCTGTTCTGGTGTCCAGAAATAGGGGTGAACCTGCCATACCCCTTCCACCTGGCCAACCACCACCAGGGCGGTCAGGTCAGTTCGGGCCGATAGATCGAGGCCGGCGTATACCGGGCCGTCGAATGGCAGCGGTTCAGCGTTGCAGCTGGCCCACACGTCAGGCGATATGAACGGGCTATCCATGCTCACACGCTGATTAAGTAGCAGGTTTCGGGCGCTGTTCGACATGCTAGGCATTCTTGCCGCCTGGGCCATTTGTTCTTTCAGGTCGTCCAGGCTCCGGAAAATGCCCAGGGCCGGGTTGGCCGCTTGCCATGCCTGTTCGTCCAGCAAGTCGCAATCCTTCGGGGCTGCGTACAGGTGGCAAACGGTGCGCGGGTCTTTTGAGCGTTGGGCGTCGTCAATCCACTGGCTTAATAGGTCGGCGTCATTGGCTGCCTGCGTGCTGATAGTAATCAACAATGGGTTTTCGTGTGCGCCCTGACTGGTGGTGATTGCGTCCACAAAGTCAGATTGTGGGCCCCGGACCTGGCCTATCTCGTCCAGTATCGCCAGCACCGGGCTAAGGCCGTGGGCCGTTTTACCGTCAGCAGCGAGGGCCCGGTATTCGGTATTCAGGGGCAGGCCTACCAGGCGCTTGCCGCTTGGCATCACTCGCACCAGTCCCGAAAGCTCCGGCGATAGCTGAACCATCTTTGCCGCAAGGTTGAACACCAAGGCGGCTTGGTCCCGGCTCATGGCGCCAGATACCAACTGTGCGTTTTGCTTGGCTTCCGGGCCTACCAGGTGCGCCAGCAGCAGGGCGGCAATAATCCCGGTCTTCCCGTTCTTCCTGGCAATCGAAAGAATGGCCCGGCGGGTGCCGGCCGGGTTGTCATAGATTGCCTTGATAAAGTCGATTTGAAACTGTGCCAGCTCCAACGGCTTGCCCACGCCAGCGCCTTCAGGCGTTACGCAGTAGCGTTGAATGAACCGGATTACCTTTTCGCCGCGGGTCATCAGTGGTGGGCCCTCGGAATCAGGTCGTCATCTTCCAGGCTCTTGCGGGCGTTGGATTCCAGCTCTGAGCCCTTGCGAATATCCCGGCTCTTGCCCACGGTGCTTATGGCGTCGATCTTCAGCTGTCGGGCCAATGCCAGGGCGCGGCGGGTGGCCTTGTCCAGCATGTTGCAGGCCGGGTTAATCTCCCCCTCCGGGGTAATCATTCCGCGTTCTTCAATGATTGATTCCAGCTCTGCCATGTCGCCATAGGCGCGGGCCAGGTGCGCGGCCAGTATCAGATCGGCATCGTTCCAGGTATCACGGGGCCGGGCCAATACAATCGCGTTCCATCGTGACACGTCACGTTTTTTAACATCGACGAAAGCGGGCGGCTTGATGGGGCCAGCCGTCGCGGCCTGAACCGCCTTCACTGCGGCCTTGGTGCTGTCTGACTTGGTTCGCTTCGGCGTAAGTTTCATGGGAGTTACCAAAAAAAGAGCATTGAGGGGGCGGTGTCTGCCCGGTCAGCTGCCAGTGATTTTTTCGCTGTTCTGATTCCAAGGGTGGTCTGGGTCGAGGGGCAGCCCACGGGCGTCACAGCCGCCGTTTACAGCCTTGCCCATGCTTAGGCTCGTCTTGAGTGAGTGACATGGTGTGCACAGGCTCTGAAGGTTCTCCCGGCTGTTGTCGTCGGAGTAGTCATCACGACTGTCTACGATGTGGTCTACCTCTGTGGCCGGCGTGACCAACCCGCGAGCCTTGCAGTGCCTGCACAAAGGTTCATTCGCCAGTACCTCGGCCCGGAGGCGGGCCCAGGCAGCGCTATACAGCGGCAGTGTTCTCTTCTTTGGCTGGTACATTGTCCACGCCCTCAATGGTTGGCATGTTCTCAAGACGGCGGGCCTCGCTTCTCAGCATCCAGCCATCGTTAATGGCACGCTCATAGAACTGAGCACGGGTCAGGCTGTCACCCCGTAACAGGCCCTCTACGTTGTGTTCAACAAAGTACGTGGCGGGGTCATTCACCAGAACGCGGTTAATGGCCTGCTCCCATGCCACCAGGTGCCGGCGCAGGGTGTTGGTCACAAAGAACCGGGCCAGCTCTACCACGTTGGAATAGTTGGCGGCTTCCATATCGGCAACCATCACGGGCGGTACCCGGAACAGCCGGCAGCATTCGACAATGGACAGGCGGCGGGCCGCTATCCAGTCGGCATCCTCTAGGGTCATGCTCACGGTGTTGAACTTGGCGCCCTGAGGTAGCACAGCGGTCTTACCGTGG